AGTGACAGTATTAAATGCAAGGTTAGTTGCCACTCCGGTGTCACCTGAGAATCTATTCTTTAACACACGAACCGTCGTAACATGCTTATGCTCAGGGTCTTGCTGGTTTCGCTCCAAGCCTATCACCATGTCGGATAGCTGTGCAATCGCAGCGGAACCACGTAAGTGAGCAAGAGAAGTTTTGTTACCCTCTTCGTGGCCTCGGCCTTCCGATGGTCGCTTTAGGTGGGACACCAGGATCAAGGCAATGCCGCACTCCTCAACAAGCGACCGAAGCTTGGTCATTACGTTGTCGATTATTCTGCGTTCGTCTCCATCCTGTAACCCACTAATACACAGTGAGATATGATCTAACACAATATACTCGACATCCAAAGCCTTAGCCATGTGCATGATGTGGGATAACAAACGATCAGGGTCAAGACTACCCCAGTGATCATATAACCACATGCGACCAGACCCGACCGTGTTGATGTAGGCTTCGTCGAAGTTGGTGTCAGCGTAGTTAATCTCTGGATCAAGATGAAGAAGCTTACCCATCTCAAGACCTACGATGCCGAGTGCTGTGCGCTCAATGGATTCCTCCAAGGCTATGTATCCTACGCTGTGGTCAGTGGTAGTCAGGATGTGATGAGCAATGATGCGACACACCTGTGACTTGCCGATCCCAGAACCCGCACAGTAGGTAACGATCTCGCCTTTGCGAATACCATGTGTAAGGTTATTTAATTCGGACCAAGGATACGGAATGCTTTCGGTGTTCTTTGGGTTTGTTAACCGGTCGTGGATGTCCTTGCCGGATATGATAGCGTCCGGTCTCCATGCGTTGGCTTGGAAGATAGCGTGTATAACATCCCGGCTCCGCTTGTTGATGAGGCATTCGTTCGCATCCTTGAGTGGTAACCGGGCGACCTTAGCTTTCCCGCTTGGTAGTATACCGACTACATCCTCTACTGCTTTCCGTCCCGGCTCGTCCTCATCAAACATCAGGATCACCTCGTCCCATTTATCAAGCCACTTAAGGTTCTGCTTGAATACCTTGGCAGCACTGGCTGCACCTGTAGGTAACGAGACCGTAGCGTATTTGTTATCTTGCATTTGGCTGACGCTCAAGGCATCGACCTCCCCCTCGGTAACAACAAGCTTCATTCCCCCCATCGGGTGTAGGTGTTGACCATAGAAGCGATCCGAGATGTCACCAAGGATCATAAATTGTTTGCCTTCGAACCTTAGCTTCTGGCCTTGGAGCTTCCGGTCGTCGTCGTAGTAGTCAGCGATGTGACATGCGCGTCCGTTGTAGTCTCCGATGCGATACCGCATGTGTTTACACGTATCGAGTGTGATGTGACGCGCTGGTATGTCACTGTATCTTCCGGTCAGGAACTTGTCCGAGTCGGAGTGTAAAGGTTTTGTTATTTTCATAGTAGTGGGTGGAGGTGTTGGTGTAGCCTCGGCACGGTCATAGGTATTGCACGAATGGCAAAAGGTAGAACCGTCTTCGTTAACACACAACGCATCCGATGCACCGCACTTATCGCACGGCTGGTGAGTTGCTATATACATCTTGTCTTTTGTTATTTTACATTAGTCGAACCACGACCGAGGTATGGACTTCTCGCACCAAAGAAACCCGTGCTTGTCACACCAGTCTCCATAGGTTGTCTTGCTCCTTTTGTTTAAGGTGTTACTTGCTCTCATAAAGACGAAGCGAATATCCAGAGGGTTATCTGCGTACTGCCTTTGAATTAACAAATGCTTTGCCCGGTCTGACGACATGAAGCGACCTTTAGCCTCAAGGATAACACCATTATCAAGGACAAAGTCCGGGGTGTAGTGGTGGTTCTTAACATACTTGATCCGTTGGGACTCGTATGTAAAGCTGACTCCCGCACGTTTCATTGCAAGAGCCAGCCTTTGTTCAAATTTAGAACGGAATCGAGGCATCCTTACTGTCGTTTTCAAATGCGTCACCAAGATCTTCGGACACGAAGCCGCCTTCCTGAGCGTCAAACGAGAAGCCACCGGCTCCACCTTCATACTCCTTAAGCTCGATCACCTGGACTGCCTTGAGACGAAGTGTATAACCAACTCCCATCATGGGGCTGAACCAGGCCGATGGCTCCACCCCAAGGCGCAGCTTAGATCCCGATCCAATGTTCGGTGGGTTGTTCAATTTTTTTCCAGCCGAATCAAACAGGGCGACTTGGAAGTGAATGAGTCCCTTTGATGTCTCACGTTGGGCTACTTGCTTTGCAAAGACCTCATATTCGTTGTCGTCGTTCAGCTTTAACGGTAGCTTCTGGCTGCGATCTAGCTTTTTCTTGCCGGACTCCTTTACCAATCGCTCGTATTCTTTTTCGAACCAAGGATTGATGGTGGCCTCAAGTGTTTCGAAGTCGTCCTTAGATAGGATCAGCTTACAAGAATACACTCCATCAGCATTGAACTTGGTGTCCGGTGTGATGAGCTTAGGATACATCGCGGTGCCTATAGGCGTTGTCAGTTGTTTCATTATCTTTATAGTTTTGGTTTCTTTGTTTTTCTCAGCTTCAACTGAAAAAGTATTTAGAGTCACGTAGTGTGTTAACATCAAACGTCCCGTAGTCAGGTAGGCTTGGTAGCTCCTCGTAAGATTCGTTTTGCCACGCTTCGGCTAGGTCTGCAAGAATATCTTTTGTGAACATCTCGCTGAAGCTGTCCCGGAGTGATGACGCAAGTGTCTCGCAGTTGTTACTGTGGGTGGCAAAGCTGTCGTGGATCATGGCGAAATCATACAAGCCACGCTTCCAACTTTCGTTAACAGTTAACACCAACCCAGCAGCATCAAGACTGTGGACCACGTTAGGTGCGACACCGTTGCTTTGCTTACGTGGGTCGAGGTCATCCGTAGCATCCTTGAAGCGCACCGATGTTAACGATCCGTTCAACCACGTGCTTACCTTTTGGCTGACTTGCTTGCGGTAGTCTTGGCTGACCCGGAACCCACTAGGTGTTGTCCACGTCAACGGTAGCTCCTGCCTTGTCATCAACCGGGAGACATCTTGGAACCAGTCCATGACTTGCTTAGGTTTGGTTAACAAAGTTTGGATGCTGTCCCACAGGGTGTCACCTAGATACTTAATGGCTGGATACATGTGGCTCCGACCAAACACACAGTCAATCCCACGCTCTCTTCGGGTGGTGTTATACCAGTCAGCGACGTAATCCCTGTTGGAGTAAGGAGTTAGGCCGTACGAAGTCGTCATGCACGGTCTCTTCGCCATTTTCCTATCGATCCCAAACTCAATCCAAAGCCGTGCGTAGTCGCGTCCATCCTTGGCATCTTGTTTTAATTTACCCAACGTGTGGTCCGAGACCAACCTATAGATGTCTTGGGGTGTTGCAGTTGGTGACACGTTGGTTGCAAAGCATCCCTCCTCGTCCCTACTTAACAATGACAGAAGCTGTAGGCCACTGTTGGTTGCATCCATAGCACAAGGCAGGAACGTCCTAAAATTTTTCGACCGTTTCGTGTGATACTCGGCCCACTCAAAGCACCACGCCAACGCTTGCCAAGGTTCGTCAGCATCGGCCCACTCTCGGTTGGACTTTGGGTCGTTAGCAATCCGTATCGCATCCCGTGTGAAACCATCGGCCCACTTTAGGCGGGTCTCAAAGTCACACTTGTCGTTACCGAAACAGTTAGCACCGTGTATGCCTAGCCATCTTAGGTCGTCGTCGGACTTGATGGGATTACCCCTGTGAAATTGTAACAATCCTCGACAGTGGTCCGGGCCTTGGTAGTTAAGGTAGCTTGGCACCTGATAGACTCGACCTCTAAAGTCACACGATGACGGCATGAACATACGCTCGTTGCGGAACTTCCGAGATAACATCAAGATCTTAGAGATAAGGATTCTTTGTGAACCCAACGAGGTGTTATAGGCTGCTCGCTCGCGCTTGTCGTCCCGCCAGTTACGTGTTTCCTCCACCGACATGTGGTCACCGGGCCACTCAGGTAGCTCTAGGTCGTTCCTAGGTGGTAACCCGATCTGTAAATCTTTATCCCACGCCCACTCAAGCATCTCAAGGACGCGATTGTTAATGGCATAGGGTGTCTCCTGTATAAGGTTAACCGCATTGTAAACCTGGGGCATGTCGGGTGCCATGCGTAACACATTCCTGTCAGAGCATCGGATGAACGGAAGCACAGGGAGTCCTTGGTCTTTGTTGATACCGTAGCCTCCACCGAAGACTTTCTGCCACGGCTCCGGGCTTTCCACCATCGGCAACCAGAACGGTAACAATAACTCCCGGTAGTTGTCGTATTCGTTGATCCACTCTCTAGTAACATCAGAGATCTCAACCATACGCATCGGCTTGAAGTGTCGGCGTCGGCGTTGAGCCTTGTCAGTAAACTTAATCAAGCCCGTCCGATCATGGACAATCTCCAACAACATGGAGCCACACGATATGCGATCCCGGCGTGTCCAATCGGTCCACTCCATGTCCTCACTCCGGGCTGTCTTGTGGAGATAGGCGCTTTGGGTTGCTGGTCCCCGGCTCGCTAGGTCTTGCATACGCTTAACCAACCTCGACCCGAACTCATGGTTACGTATGAAATCATCGGAAAGTAGTTGGTCCTCGACGGCTCGGCCTAGGCGAAAACACACACTAGCATAGGACCGAGGCTCGTCGAGGACATCTAAGGTAGCTTTAACAGCTATCAAGGCTATGGGACGAAAGTCTTTAACATCAACTAAACAGCGTTGCCACTGTGACTTGTTCTTTATTTTATTTACTGTTGGAAGCAACTCAACTAGGCCCAACGCTACCGGCTCCACTCCTTCACGCATGATGCGTCTTCCGGCGTTGGTCAGTGAACCTTTATTGGTGGCCCGGTTCTTTCGATACCTTTGGACCCCGAGGTCTAACATCTCTTGGTTGAGTTCGTGCTGGTCCATTAAGAGTTGATAAGGGTGTTCAATGATGGATGTAAACAAGTAAACCACGTGCGTAGCTCTCCTACGCCTCTAGTCCCTTATCAAGAATCTTGTCGCGTTTCCGCATCAAGCGATCTCGCTTCTTGACGATCCTAGCAATGCGCTGGGATAACATCAAGCATTCATCTTCAAGAATTTGCACTTTTATTTGGTCCCGGTGGGATAAGTATTTGCGCTCTATTTTCATCGTGTTGTTAGGTTGGTGATTTCAGCAATAATATCTTTGAGATAGGGAGTGGGAAAAACCTTGGTCTCCTTTGGTCGGTTGGTCTCCTTGTCGATTATCTTGGTGACGTGAACGAGGTTCTCCTTTTTTAAGTTCCGGATCGCTACCTGTATGGACTCCCGGCTGGTTTGAAGCATGGCCGCAAGCTTAGTGTTGGTGACTCCAGGTTTAAGCACAACGGCAGTGCAAAGGGATGCCCGATACATGGTGGTGATGTTAGCCCGACGAAACAACTCGGTGGTCATTAGTAAACTTTTCATTTTTCAAGGATGTCACGGGCTGCTGCAAGATCACTCGGCACTAGCTTTGCGTATCTCAATGTCATGTTGATGTCCTTGTGTCCCATCCAACTCTGGACCACCTTGATGTTAACACCTTTGGATAACAACCTAGTTGCACACGTATGGCGGCACGTATAGAACACGAAGTCTTTCAAAGCCTCCGGGTCTTTTCGACGTAGCCTTGCCCACTCCCTTGTGATCCGATAGCTGGTGTATCGCTTCCACTCCCCAACGGTTTCGAGGGCCTCAAGAGCCTTGGTTGTTAATGGGATTGTCCTTGGCTCCCCGTTCTTTGTCTTGATTATGTCGATCACCGGCCCAACGATAGGGTCACGGCGTATCATGGAGGACTTTAGGCCCAACGATTCACTTGGTCGAAGCCCAGTCTCAATGGACCAACGGAAGAACAACCGAAAGCCCTTGTCATCAATGAGGGACTCAATGGCCTCTTGGTCCTCTTCACTAAAGAACGACATCCGGGCGTCACTGGGTTGCTTTAGGCGTGGGATCTTAAAGTTAACATCATGCAACCCTCGCTCCCGTGTGAAATCCAGGGTGGTCTTCAAGGTCTGAAGCTTACTGTTAATGGTGCTGGGTTTGTTACCCTTCTTTACCTCGCTAAGGATCACCTTGTCGATTACGCCCAACGATAAACCCCTTGTGGTCTTGGGTAGGGTCTTTAACCAAAAGGAAATGTTCCTTTGTTCTACCTCAGCGCGGGCTTTTTCGGCCCAACGATTCACAAAGGTAACTTCAAATAGGTCTTGTATGTTTGCCATAAAAGACGATTAACAAAGAACGCGCCACAATACAAGATGTTTTTTCCAAAGGTAACAAAAAAGCGCCCCAAGGTTTGATTCAAGGGGCGCTCTTGCGGTGTTGTTTTGTGTGGCGTGGCTAGTTAACCTCCTCTAAATAGTTTCCACGCTAGGAAAGCTGATAGAAGGGAAAAGAATAGCCAGAGAAGTTCCTCGAATTTGTTCATGATGTTACCTTACGAATTCGTTTTCGGTTGCGTTAGGATTAACAAAAGATGTGAATTCATGGCCAGCCACAAACACATATCCGGTATTTGATCCACCGGCATAATATCTTTCACCTCCCCAATCTAGTTTAGAGATCAAGGCCAGTGCAACCGCTTTGTGATTGTCGAACGAGTCTAGCGCATGATCCCATGACATAGTGACTGAGGTTTCCCCGTAGGAGGTCACCGCTTTGACACGAGAGCCCCTGTGGTTTGTCGGTCCTAGGTATTTTGTTTTGATGTATTGCATGGTTACTTGCGTCCCTCCCAGCTTCTAGATTTGATTTGAAAGGGCTTGCCCTCAGTAACATCACGATTATGGGCGTGAATGTAAAGAACACGTGAAACCGTGCTTTGGTAAGCCTGAAAGATCTCACTGTCTACTCGCACATCGTGCGCCTTTCCTAGATGGTTGATGATATGGAAGATGAAATCTCCCTTAGGTCGTTCAAGTTCAGTCTTCATTGTAATGTCCTTCCCAAGTTGTGTCGTCGCATGGATCCGGTCCGACATAAGGTTTTTTAGCGCGTCGTTCGGCGGAATATAGTTCAAACATTTCCAAACCTAACATCCGGGAGATGAGACCGACCGGGATTTGTGTTATTTTACAGTTTCGTGCATCCCATTCACTTTCAAACTCACAAATTAACTTAAACGCTTCCGCGTGGAGTTGCTTGGTAATATCACGTATCTCTTTTCTATCCTTTGCCCTTTGTTGGGCTGTCTTTAGTTGTTTTTTCATAATCATAACGGAGGTCATTAACTCCATAAAGCCCCCCGCGACGAATCGAGAGGAGCTTTAGGAATTAACGCCAGAGCATTAAAATGATTTCTTTTCGTGATTTCATGTCTTTATACATGGCCAGTCTTTCTTTTAGCGAAGGGTGTTCTTTAGGGTGTGTGAAGATAACACCATCAACAATGATTTTAAAATGTCTTTTCATAAGCGGAAGTCCTCCCGGCTTCTTTTGCGTTCGGCTTGGTCTCTCATCTTTTCATAGCGTGCCTTGCTTCGCGCGTAGTTAACAACAACAAAGCAATAGGCGATGATAAGCAACACGCACAAAAGAAGGATTAGAAAGAGCGGGCCTGTTAGGTTTTCTAGGAAGGTCATAACTCTATTTCTGGACAGTGATTGAATCCGCGGTGGCGATAACATTAACAACATCCCCCGGCTTGGCGTTCAAGGTGTCGCTTATGGCGTTGGTGTTGGTGTCAATTATAGGGCGACCAATCTTGCCTGCCACCTTGCGCTTGCCGTTGGGATTCTTGGCGTATTTAAGGACACCGTCAATCCATACAACATCAAAGCGATCCCCGGTGTGCCAACCTTGGTTTGCTAGGATGTTACCCTCTAACCATAGGCGAGTCTTTCCCCGGTTTGATCCAAGCTTGCGCGTTGCTTGTGTTAGGTCTTCCTTTGGGAGGTTGGCAAATGCCTTTCCTCTTCCGGTGTTAACCTCTACGACTAAGCGGTTACCTTGCTTGATGACCTTGCGGCCCCTGATTGTTAGTTCTTGTTCTTTTTTCATAATGTAAGCGGAGTGACTGTTAACTCCATCGGACCCCCCGCGTCAAGCGAGGAATCCTAGGAATTAACATCTAGCCCGTGAAAGAGTCCTCCACACTCAAAAAGTATTGAATCACCTTTTGAGGAACTGGCTTGCGCTTGGTCCATGTTTCATTTTCAAGATAGCCTAGACCTTCCAAAGAAGATAGAGAGCCACTGTATCCACTCGGATGACTTACGGTTGAAAATATGGTGTCACCGTCACGCTCTAAGTTAAGCGTAAAGCGTCCGTAGGTTGATGTTTCTTGGTCTTGTTGGTCTTGTTGGTTTCTCATGGTCTTGTTACTATCTACGGTTTCTTTTCACATGTGCTTCTAACTCTTCAAGAGTCTTCATGAATCCAGTGATCGTCAAAATATCCTGATGCTCATGGTGTCCTGAGTTTTGAAGCTTTAGAAGCTCCGAGAATAACACCTTCCACTCTTTGGTTTCTCTGAGGGTTACCGGCTTTTTGTTGAATATGTTTTTAAACATGCACACTTCTACTGTGGCTTTTCCTAGGTGTCTATCACAAAAAACAAAAAAAGTTTCACGTGTCTTTTCTTAGGTGCTGGCAGTTTCGTTTAAAAGTGTAAGCACCGGTTGTCTTTAGGGTTGCTTTAGGTTGTCTCTAGGTTGTTAAAAGTCAAAAGGGGGTGGACAACGAAAAACAAGCACTAACGAAAACCAGGCTATGGATTATACAATTCCGATTGTGGCTTCGCCTAGTCGATATAACATCATCAAAGCACTAGCAAAAACATTCTAAGTGTCTCTATGATGGCCTATCGTAGAACGCTTTCGGTAGAATAAAGGCACCCCCCCTTGCTTATTTATAGGCAATCGGCCTCTTGTTGTGACGTTTTCGAGGGGGCTCGGGGGGATTTTCCGGAAA